TGTCAGGTCCGCTGTGTAGACGGTAGAAACACCGGGTACGTAGACAGGCGTCACGGCCGCTGCCGGTAATGCGCTGTGCGAAAGTCCGTCTACGTACATGAGCCAGTACTCGAATTGGTCCCATGGATTGCCATTCAAATCGAGACCAGAGAATGTCCAGCTGAATTTCATTGCTTAGTCCGTCAGATACGATATGGTGAGGTTGCCATTCAATCCCTTAGCGCCTGACGCGGTCCATGACGAGGCGCTACCGCTCGTGCCCGCAAAAAGTGTGATCGTGCCGCTTGCACTATTGATCTGCGCGGAGCCGTTGGTCTGTGCGCCGTTGTTTGTAAAGAACGGCGCTGAGAAGTCATACACGCCGGCCGCTGTTTGAATCTCGCTTGGCAAACCCGTCAGCGCGAATGTGGTCGCGTTACTCGTACCCGTAGTGCCGCCGGTGTTAATGGAGAGCGTTACCATGCCGCCGACACGCCGCCAGCGGCACGCAAACGTGGGCGCTGTTCCGGAGAAACCTGCGCCGGTCGCAGTAAATGTGCCGGTGTCCGGCGTCATATCTACTAGACCGCCCGCGTTCGGGCCATACGCTTCAATCGTCGGTCCGGTGGTGCTGTTAAACACCTCGAACACTGTCACGCCAGCGGAGGTCTTAACGATTATCGGCGCGGTGAACGGCGCGCCCGCGCCGCCCGCCGAGATCGTCGCGTAAGGCGTCGAGAGGTTGCCGGTGATCGTGATGCCGGGCCCAGCGATGGCGTTACGTACGTCCGCGCCGGTCAGCTGGCTGTTCACGAAGCTGCGGAACCACGTGCCGTCCCACGTCTTAGGGATCGCGAGTACGCTGGCGTTCGTGATACCCGGTTTGGAGATCAGGGGGGCCATTACCACTTCCCTGGTTCGATATCTGCCTCCAACGCCACGGTGAACGTGGGCGACGGATCGGTGATGCGGACCATGAACACGAGACTGTAATGCTGACCCAGGTTCCACCAGATCGCGCGGTTGTCAGTATCGCCGGGTACCCCGAGTGTCTGCGAATCATCGCCTGAGACGTCGAACGTCTGGCCCCAGTTGTCCGAGAGCAGGAGGCTGACCTTCGGTGCAACGCCGGGTGTCGGGCCCGCGCCAGCCGTGATCACGGCCTCCAAGCGGCGGAACACGATGCGGTTGTTGCCCATATACACGGGCTGCGTGGTCAGCGCGCACACCACCGGTGCGTTCGCGTTGCCGAATTCTGTCTGCACCTGATCGTCGAGGTAACCAATCTGGCCCGCTTCCGAGTCGCCGACCAGCTGCTTGCCGAACGCGTTCAGGTAGACGAGCGCGCGGTATTGGATGTCCTGGCCGTTGATCACCGAGCACAGGCTGAACCACTGCTGCGTCACGCAATCGTACGCGAGGGTGAGCCCCGCGAGCGGGATCGTCAGAATGTAGAACGGATGCCCGGCCCAAGTGGGGCAGCCGGCGGGCGACGACAGCGCGTACATGCCCGTGAGCAGCCCCTGCTTGTTCGCGTTCAACAGGATGCCTTCGATGGCGGCGGTCGAGATGCGCACCGGCGTCTGCCCTTCGCGGCGGCGCACCGTGAGGTCGTTGCAGACCCACATGAACGAGTTGTCCTGATTCGCGATGGTGAACGCGCCCAGCGGATGAATGCCGTACGGCATGTACGTATCAGGAGCCGCGCTGAACGGCGAGCCGACCGCGTTGCCGGTGTTCACGAACCCTTCCGTGGACCGCGATCCGAACAGCAGCACTTCGCGGTGATCGACGCACATCCCGTAGAACGGGTCGGTGCCGAACTGTCGCGAGAAGCTGGCGGCGGTCGTGAACGAGATCTGGGCATTGCCCGAGAACTGCCGACCGTCGTCGTTGAAGAACGTGTAGCTGCCGTTGCCGCCGTTATTGTTCGCCAGGAACACGATGTACGTATCCACGAACCAACAATCAATCGCGCCGCCGAAGTTCAGGAAGAAAGCGTTCGTGAGCTGCTGGAATCCACCGCCGCCCGCGAACGGCGTGTACGTGAAGCAGGTGTCCGTGCCCGGCACAAGGATCACGAGACACGCGCCGTTGTCCGTCATCCGCACGAATCCGGTGCCGATGATACCGCTGTTCGATCCCGGCACAATCGTGAAGACGCCGGCCGAACTGAGCGTGAACAGATCGAACCCGATCACCACGTAGACGACGCCGGCCATCTCCCACATACCCCGAATCTCGTTCGTGAACGAACTGGGTGTGAAGGTCGAGATGCCGGGCCAACGCCGCAGCGATGCGGGCTGCTGGCTGAACATGTCGTCCGGTTGTGTCTGCTGCGCCATCTCCGGGTAGCACCCGATGAGGCGCTTAGAACCGGCTCTCAGATCCGGTAATGTATACGTCGCGAGCGGTAGCGGAATTGTCTTGGGGGCCATCTCACGCTGCCAGTAACTGGCTGCCCTTGCGCAGATTATCCTCGGCGACAAGCACTTGTAGATTGTTTTCGACGTGCAGACCGCTGACGGTTGCGCCGTTCAGAGGAACGATGTGGTCTATGTGATGCGGTACGTATAGCTTACTGAACGCCGCCGCGAGCCGATAGAAGGCGCGGATCTTGTCGTGATCGGCCCAGGCGGGAGTACGCTGGAGTTTATTAGCGCGCCACGCGGCATACTCAGCGTTCTTGCGAGCGTGGCAGCGTTTGTTGCTGGCACGATTCGCGGCGGCTTTCTGCGCGCGACGGTGCTCAGCGAACGCCGGATTTATCTGCATTTTCAGTTTGCGCGGCGCATCAATTTCAACGCCAAGGCGCTCGCGTCGTCGGCGCGCCTGCGCCCGACGTATCGCGCGGTCGTGCTCCGCCCATGCAGGATCGGAAGCACGTTTCCTCTTGCGGCGCTCTGTCTCCATGAAAGTCTTGACCGAACGGCTTTTATATGGCACGTATAAGTCCTTGATATCAAAGGAAATTTGGGCCACCCCAGGGCCCGCCCTGTGGGCGGGACAGCTCGCCGAGATCACACTCGGTCCGCTTGAGATAGCGCTTACGCATGCGCCGGAGAGATTCGCGAATCTGACCGCCAAGGGTGGTCAGGTTGGTCGGATCCGGAGAATCCGGAATTGAGATGCCGTACGCCAATGCGATCCATGACGCGAGCAGGTACTTGATGTCGGCAATGTCCGCATCTTTCAGCGGAGCATTGTTGTTGAGCATGGCAACTGTTTGCGGCCACCAACCGATACTGCCCCAGCCATCTACCTGCTGGGTGGCGATGTTGTCATTGAGGATAGTCAGCGCATTCGACGACTGTGTCGGCGTGGGCTGTCGGCCCTCGCGCACTACGCCAAGAAGCTGATATGCTGCAGTGATGATCGCCTGATTGGTTTGCGCCACAATTGCCCTCTAAAAATAGTGCAGTCTCTCCCGCTGTCACGTCTGCTTTTTGGTGGACGTTCACCCGACACCCTCAGGGTGAGGGCTGGGGTGTCTTTTTATGAGATGACCGATAAGGTGCGCCACGTATTAGCGGCCACCAAACGGACTACCACACGAGTGGCGAAGCTCTGAGCAAATGACCCAGCAGCTAACCCATCTACTGTATCAGTAGATGGACAATAAATGAACAGCGAACTATAGCCGCTAACCGGCGTCATCACATTGTAGATCTCAAACAAATCCCCGATATTGGCATTTGACGGGAGAATAAATCCGCCGACATCGGAGCCCCAAGCGTATCCTGCGTTCGCGTTCGCCAATACGATGTTGTGCTGCGTAATAGACGCGATAACGGTAGCGTGAGTCGGATCTGGAGCGCCGCCACCGGAGAAGAAGTTTCCAGCGGCCGCGTAAGACTGAACATTTCGGCCTTCGATATTATAAGATACAGAAGGCGAGCTATCGGGTGAAAGAATCGTAGTCATTTAAGTTTCCTTTTCAAAGAAAGCGGGGCGGCCCGCTAAGGCCGCCCCTAATTTTAGAGCACTATTTTTACTGTACGCGAATCCAAGTGCGGGGGTTAACCGCAGCGCCCGACGCCGGCTGAAAGCCGTTGAGGGTGTACTTGAATCGGATGGTCGCAGAAGCGCTACCCGCCGTGCCAGAAGCAGCCGGAATTATTTCCGTTACCGTAGCCAGCACACCGGAGACGATTGTGTCGCCGGTGTTCGCGTTCACAGTCAGAGAGGTAATCTGCTGTGTAGTTGTGATCGAAGAATCAGCGCCATCCACCGGATTCAGCGGCAGGTTGACCGTCAGCGCGGCCAGAGTGCCAGTCGGGTTAAGGACCAGTACGCCAGTCTGCATCGTGATCGTGCTACCTGTTACCAGGGTCGCACCTGCGTAGAAATCGAACGGAACGCCAACAACGTCACCATGCCCATATCCAACCTGTACGTTAGCCATGCTAATTTCCTTGTGTTAGATTAGGACGCCGACGCGACTTCGATGTTACGCACGGCCAGCTCGGGATAGCTGAGTACCGCACCGACAATCGAGTCGAGACGAGCCGGGAGCACGTCGTTAGACGGATCCCACTGCTGCGCGAAGCGCATGTTGTAACCCTCGAAACTCTCCGCAGCCGTCATCTTGACGAGGGGGCTGAGGTCGAGCATCGGAGGATTCGCGAACACGATAGCGTCGCGATACCAGCCCAACGACTGCTTGATCAGCTGACCGCTGATGTTCGCCAGGGGCGATACAGTCGCCGCACCAGACACACCGAAGATCTGGATGAGCGCGCCAGTTGCGGGGACGTTGTCCACGTTCTGGTACGAACCGCCAGTGATGATGCCGGGGGCGATTGACAGCGACGTCGGCTGCAAGCCGGTCGTGGTCGTGACCACGAACTGCTTGGGACGGCCGAGCGATGCCTTAGTCTCAGGGTCAACCTCGTTGACACCCGTGATGCTGATCACGTCGCCAGCGTTCACGACGTCAGTCGCGGCGAAGCCGGTGACTGCCAGGGTGAACGTCGAGACGTAAGCGTTACCAGCGCCGGGGTTCGACTGACCCGCGCCGTTGACGGACGGGTTCGAGGTCGCAGCGAACGTGCCGATGACGTGCGTCGGGAGCTTCGTGTTACGGAAGCAGACGTAGCCGGCGGCCTTATCGCTGATCACGCCTTCGAGCCACTGATCAGAGATCGTGCTTTCAGGCTGGAACAGACCCTTGTTGTCCTTCACGAAGTACCGTGAAGTCTGCGGGGTCGCGGTGAACGTGCGACGGTTGTCCTCAGGGGCCAGGGCCTCTGTCAGGTACTGCTCGTTCTGCAGCAGGTTGTCGTACGTGGCGGTCGTGCTGTACGCGCCAGTGAACTTCGGCACGTTGTTGACCTGACCGGTCGTGAAGTTTTCCACGCCAGCGGCCAGACGAGCCATGGCAGGTTCCAGAACCTGCTCCTCGAAGCTGTTCAGCAACATCGCCCGCTCTACGCTGGTGAAGTTGATGTCAACGCCGAGCTGCTGGTTGACCAGCAAGGTGGCAAAACGCTGAACGGAGTTCTGGGCGTTCATCTGCGGGCCAGTACGGAGCATGTACTGGAACGGCAGACGGATCGAGAGCTGCTGACCGAGGATGACACCGTTGATCGGTCCCGGCAGAAGGCTCTGATAGTCGCGGTTGCAACGACCTGTGAAGTTGCTCTTGGCGTGGAGGAGTACCAGCGCCTTACGAGCGACCCACTGGGCCGTGATGAGTGAGTTAGCCATTTAACCCTTCCGAGTTGTTGCTTTAGCTGAGTCCGCGCATTTTTCGATTCTGCGCGCGCTCTGCTTGTTTACCACTTCGGTGCTGGCGGACGAATTCATCCATCCCAAGACTGGGATCGAGAGGATCTCGTGACGCTGCACGCCCGCCGCCCGCTGTCGGACGAGGAGGAGGTGGTGCTTGAGTGATGGACTTCTTTTGGGCCGGTTTCGCACCGCCCTGTGGGTTGGTTGATTTCACGGTAGTCTTCTTGGCTTTGATCTTGGCGATCATGTCGTTGATGGCGAGGACTTGATCCTCGGGATCCATCTTGGCGACACGAACCGCGTGGGCGACGTCGCTACCAAACGCATACAGCAGGTCGGCCGTATACTCTGACTTCTGAACCAGACGCCCCGCGATAGGGTGCAGCTGGTTTTGTGCGAGCAGTTTGTTCTCGCGAACCTTTTCCTTGAAGTCAGGATGGTCCTTCTCGAAGGCAGCGACCTTGGCCTCAACAGCGGTTACGGCGACTTGCCGTACCTGGGCCTCAGCAGCTGCACGCAGCTCGCGCCGCGCTTCGATCCGACCCTGGGTCTTGACCCAGGTTGCCATCTTCGTTCGATACTTGTCGTTGTCAAAAGCGACGTCCTCGTCCGACATGTCGGGCATCGGCTCGTCTTTCTCTTCAACGACCGGGGCCGCAGTTACAGCTGCTGGACGCAAACGCTCCAGCTCAGCTCGCAACTCCGCAGCTTCCCGCTCTTTCGCCTCAGCGTAGAGTTTTCGGCCCTCCGCTATGTCGTTCAACTCCACAATGCGTTCCGCAGCAGAGCCCTTCTTCGGAGCAGGTTCGTCAGCGGCTTCATCCGCCGGGTCGCCTGTTAGGTCCGCGTTAGGATCTGATTCGACGCTGGGATCGTCGGTGACGGTGGATGAGTCCGTCAGTTCATCCGAAGTCCCTTCACCCGAATCGGTCGGGTCGCCGAGTGTCCCGTCCTCATCGACGATAGGGGCGTCGTCGGTGAGCGAGTCCGTGTTTGCTACTGCTTGTGCAGGAGCGCCACCCGGAGTGGCATCAACTTGCCCGGCGGCGACGGCAGCGAGAGCTGCGGCGTCAGCGGCCAGGGCCGGGGTGGCCCCGCGAAATGGGTTCACCTTGTCAGAAACCTTGGTCTGCGGATTTTTCTCGTACGTGGCGAGACTATCCCGCGAAAATGAATCAGCCATATCTATCTCCGATGTACACGGCATGCGCTGCCGCGAGGCGGTATCGGTCTCACCCGATTAGGATCAAGCGGCTTTCTTCGCCGGCTTGGGTTTGGCCTTCGCCATCGCCTTGGCGGCGGTGACTTTGGCCTCGTTCAGTTTGGTGGCGTGCTTCAGCTCGTGCTCGTGCTTCTCGGCGAGCCGGGTCATGTCGGCCTTGTGCGCTTCGGCCTTGCGGGCCTCCTCACGCGCGTGCTTCTCGGCGGCGCGGCGCTCCTCAGCCTCATGCTCGCGCTGCGCGCGCTGGTCTTCGGATTCGTGCTCCGAGCGACCCTTCAGCACGCCGGCCACGTGGCCCTGGTTCTCGTGCGTCAGATCTTGGCGATGCGTGGTCTCGTTGTGCTGCAGCTCCTGCTGGTTCAGCGCCTGCTGGTGCTGGAGTTCGAGCTGCGAGGACGCCTGCTCTCCCGCGTCAGGAATGCCGGCGTGGCCGCGCGCGGTATCGTGAATCTCGCTCGCCAGTTTCATGTTGCCGAGCTGCAGCTTCTCCTGCTCCTTCGGGGCGCTCTGGAGGCGCGAGGCTGCGATGCCGGCGTCCGCCTGCATCTTCTGCGCCTTGGCGGCGAGCAGCGTAGCGTTGTCCTGCTGCATCTTCTGCTGCATCTGCTGCTGCGGAGTGGGCTGCGCGATGTTCGGATTGGCGGCCTTCTCAGCCTCCGTCGGCTGGATGATGCCCTGCTGGATCAGCGGGATCCGGAACCGGCGCGACATCTCCTGCGCGTCCGGTGTATCGACGTTCTTCGCGATCAGATCCGCGATCAGTGGCGCATTGTTCGGCATCGCTTCGCTCAGCGCGATCAGCGCATCGAGCGCTTCCTGGCGCGCGGTCTGGAACGACGGACCGATGGTGACTTCGACATCGTACGTCCCCTTGGCGAGATCGTTGACGAGGTCTTCAGTTCCCGCCTGTGCGCCGTTGATGGTGACCATCTTCTCGACGCCGTCGTGTCCGATGATGCGTTCGATGCGCTCTGAGTCCATGACCTTCGGGATCATGTCAACCATCATCTCCCACGTCAGCTGCATCGCTGACCGGAAGCCGGAAAGAAATTCGTAGCTGCCCAGGTCGCTGCGCTTCGTGTGCTGCACGAGCGCCTTGCCTGAGACGCGGTTCATGTCTTCCGCGTTACCGAGCGCCGGGTCAAAATATCCGATGGTGGACTGGATGTCCTGAATCGCCATCTGCGCGAGCGCGAGTGCGCCCTGCGGCAGATCCAGAGGCTCCATGCGGTGCGGCATGGTCTCTGGCGCTTTGGTGTCCACGTTATATGGCAGGTACGGACGTGACTGGACGTTCGCCTGATTCCACTGATCCTCGTATCCGCTGATCATCGCTTCGGTTACGAGGTACGGAGCCTTCGGCAGGAGCGCGCTGCGCTCGATCATGTCGGAGGCGCGAGAGTTGTAGGCGCGCTGCGGATCCTTCGCGTGACGGATCAGCGACTGGAACTTCCGGCGGCCTTCGATGTTGATGTACCGGCCAGGGCAGCGGACCACGGGGATGCGCTTCCAGTCGTAGTAGTACGGGCCTTCGAGAACGTTCGAGCCGTCGCACTTCACCCACATGACCTGCCACACTACCGTGCGGCGGATCATCTTGTTGCCCTGCTTATCTGTCGCGACACGCGTCACACCGTGCGTCTCGTGCGTGATCCCCATCTCATCGAAGTGCGCTTCCTGCGCGCGCTGATCGCTGTCGTAGTCCACGACCGTGCCGTCAGTCATCTTCGCGATCTTCTTCTCGCGCGGGATGCGCTCGAAGTACTCGGCGATGCGGACTTCCTTGTCGGTGAACCAGCCGTAACTGTCGCGCGACACCTCGAAGGTCAGACCGCTGCCGTCGCGGTACAGCTGGTGGTACACCTCTTCGGCGATGCGCTCCGCCACGATGCAGCGGTTCGCGTCCCCGCCGCACGGGTCCGCGCACTGCGGATCCCATACCACGGTCTGCGGGTTCGAGATGTTGATCAGGCGCAGTACCTGATCAAACGCGCCGTCGCCGTCGTCGGCCATGTACGTGGGCATGATGCGCCACGCGCCGAAGCCGCCGGCCACGGCGTACTTGTACTGCTCCTCGTAGATCGCATCGGCGCGAGAGCACTGCTCAATCGAGCGGCACAGGCCGCCAAAAATTTCGGCGACCGGTTCGCTCGCGCCATCCGAAGCTGGCCGAACCTTACCGGCGGGTCGTGTCTGCCGCATGTCGGCAACCACGATGTTGATCGGCTGGAGGCAGCGGTTGAACGTGTAGCACGGCTT